ACGCTTCCTCGACGAGATTCGACCTGGCAACGTAGATCCCGCATGGAGACACAAGACGTGCACCATGCTAGAGCTCATGATTGCACTTGCCGACCGGTTCGCCTTCGAGATTAACGGGCGACTGGACCAGTGCTTTTGGGAGCTTATGGAGAACCTAGGACTGGAGACGTATAACGACCATACTGATATTCCACGGCGAGAGGTTGACGACATCCTCCGGGATGTTATTTGGCGCACGTATAAGAGGAACGGTCGCGGCGGCTTCTTCCCTCTAAAGAGGGCGGAAAAAGACCAACGGGATGAAGAGCTCTGGTACCAGCTCAACACCTATATCCTCGAGAACGATAGATAAAGAAAGGAGGGTAGATGGATTTCTTTCAGATCAAGACGAAAGAAGCCAGGGGCGGAACCCTCGTTGTATATCCAGACTTCGTAGTCTCCCGTTCCAAAGACTTCATGGTTCGAGGCAAGAGCTTCTACGCCATTTGGGACGAAGAGAAGGGTCTTTGGTCAACAGACGAATACGACGTTCAGCGCATTGTCGATGCCGAATTGAAGAAGTACGCTGACGAGCATGGCATCGAGAACGTCAACTACATGCGGTCCTTCAGCACCAATGGCTGGAATCAATTCCGCAAGTTCATGAACCAGATCAGTGACAACAGTCATCAGCTCGACGACAAGCTCGTGTTCAAAAACACGCCAGTCAAGAAGTCGGACTATATTAGCCGACGCCTACCGTATGATCTAGCCGAGGGTGACCACAGCGCGTGGGACGAGCTTCTGGATACTCTCTACACTCCAGAAGAAAGAGCTAAGATCGAGTGGGCGATCGGTTCGGTCGTCGCGGGTGCAAGCAAGAAGATCGAGAAATTCCTCGTCTTCTACGGTCCGGGTGGCACCGGTAAGTCCACCATTCTGAAGATCATTCAGAAGCTGTTCGAGGGCTACGTCGTCATGTTCGACGCGAAGGCTTTGGTGGGGAACAACAACTCGTTCTCCACTGCGGTCTTCAAAGACCACCCGCTGGTCGCTATTCAGCACGACGGCGACCTGTCAAGGATCGACGACAACAGCAAGATCAACTCGATCATATCTCATGAAGACATGACGATCAACGAGAAGTACAAGCCGGGGTACACCTCCAGCATCGTTGCGTTCCTCTTCATGGGGACTAACAAGCCCGTGAAGATCACGGACGCCAAGTCGGGAATCATCCGACGACTTATTGACGTCCATCCCACCGGAGAATTGTTCACTCCGGAGAAGTACCATATCTTGATGGATCGCATTGCCTTTGAGTATGGTGCTATCGCCCAGCACTGTCTCGAGGTCTTCAAGGCCATGGGTAAGAACTTCTACAACGGGTACCAACCTGTCGAGATGATGCTTCAGACTGACGTGTTCTTCAACTTCGTCGAGGCGCATTTCGAGACCTTCAGTGAGAACGACGGCACGACTCTGAGAAAGGCGTTCGAGCTCTACAAGGAGTTCTGTAATTACGCCGGTATCGACAAGCCGTTGCCTCAGTACAAATTCCGTGAGGAGCTCAGAAACTACTTCCACGAGTTCAAAGATCGACACGCTATGCCAGATGGTACATCGGCCAGGAGCTACTACCTAGGCTTCAAGGCCAAGTCGTATAAGGCCCCTGTCGATGATGACGTCCAGAAGTTCTCGCTCGTGTTGAAAGAGACGGAGTCGCTGCTTGATGATGTTCTCGCGGACCAGCCGGCACAGGGCTTCAAGATTGGCCCGGACGGTTCCGAGATCCCAGATCAGAAATGGTCGTACGTCCATACGACTTTGGGTGAGATCGACACATCGGGTCTGCACTATGTCAAGGTCCCTAAGGACCATATCGTCATCGACTTCGACCTGACGGACGACAAGGGTAACAAGTCGCTCGAGAAGAACCTTGAGGCCGCTAGCCATTGGCCTGCCACTTATGCAGAACTCAGCAAGGGTGGTTCGGGAGTACACCTGCATTACATATTTGATGGAGATGTCGAGGAGCTTGCCAACAAGTACTCCGAAGGCATCGAGATCAAAACTTTGCTGGGTGATGCATCGCTTCGTCGCCGTCTGACGAAATGTAACGACGTTCCAGTGGCGACCATAAGTAGCGGGCTGCCCTTCAAGGAGAAGAAGATGCTCGACGAGAAGGTCCTCAAGAGTGAGAAGGGCCTTCGGGACCTGATCGCCAGGAACATGAGGAAGGAGATCCATCCGGGAACGAAACCCTCGATCGATTTCATCAAGAAGATCCTCGACGATGCGTATGCGTCGGGGATGGACTATGACGTGTCGGACCTCAAGGGCCGGCTGATCATATTCGCCAACAACAGCAGCAACCAGCGCGAGACGTGCATCAAGACAGTGCTGTCGATGCGTTACAAGTCACAAGGCGAACTCGCACCTGCCGTCAGGCGGTCGACCCCTACGCCTAACTCTGACGAAGCTCCGCTCGCGTTCTTCGATGTCGAGGTTTACCCCAACCTCTTCGTCGTGGTGTGGAAGTTCGACGGTGGCGACAAGGTCCCGATGATCAATCCGACTCCGGAGATGATCGAGGGCCTGTTCAAGCTGCGGCTGGTTGGCTTCAACAACCGCAAGTATGACAACCATATTCTGTGGGCCCGGATGATGGGCTACAACAACGAGCAGCTCTACAACCTCTCACAGAAGATCATCAACAACGTTCCGAACTCGACGTTCTCGGCAGCGTACGAGCTGTCCTACACGGATATTTATGACTACGCTTCCGTAAAGCAGAGTCTGAAGAAGTGGCAGTTCGCGCTGGGCATCAAGCACAAGGAGCTCGACCTTCCTTGGGACCAGCCGGTTCCCGATGACCGGATCCAGGATGTCGTCGACTACTGCGGCAACGATGTCGACTCGACTGAAGCCACGCACCACGCCCGTAAGGGCGACTTCCAGGCTCGGCAGATCCTTGCTGAGCTTAGCGGTCTCACGGTCAACCACACGACCCAGAAGCACACCGCGGCCATCATATTCAACGGCGATAGGAATCCACAGGCAGACTTCGTCTACACCAACTTGAGCAAGGAGTTCCCTGGGTACGTTTATGACTTTGGAAAGAGCACCTACCATGGTGAGGTTGTTGGCGAAGGCGGATACGTCTACGCCGAGCCAGGCATCTACGAAGACGTCGTATTGCTGGACGTTGCGTCGATGCACCCGACATCGATCCGTGAACTCAATCTGTTCGGTCCGTACACGCCGAAGTTCACGGCGCTCATGGATGCTCGGCTCGCGATCAAACATCATGATCTCGACACCGCGAAGCAGATGCTGGACGGTAAGCTGGCTCCCTACCTCGAGAACGAGGAGGACGTTCAGGCTCTCTCGGATGCGCTGAAGATCGTCATCAACATCGTCTACGGACTCACGTCGGCGAAGTTCGACAACCCGTTCAGGGATATTCGGAACAAGGACAACATCGTCGCCAAGCGTGGCGCCTTGTTCATGATCGAGCTGAAGCACTTCATCCAGGAGGCCGGCTTCCAGGTCGTCCACATCAAGACCGACTCGGTCAAGATCCCGGGTGCGCCATCGTGGCTCATCGAGGACATCCAGAAGTTCGGCGAGAAGTACGGGTACACGTTCGAGCACGAGGCGACGTTCGAGAAGTTCTGTCTCGTGAACGACGCGGTCTATATCGCCAAGTACGGGTGGGCCCAGAAGGCGAAGAAGATCGGCAAGTGGGAGGCAGTGGGTGCACAGTTCCAGCACCCGTACGTCTTCAAGAAGCTGTTCGACCCGGGAGCGAACCTCACCGAGAAGGACATCACTTTCGACGACCTGCGCGAGACGAAGCAGGTTTCGAAGGGGTCGATGTGGCTCGACTTCGATTCGGTCAAGCCGATGCACATGGTCGACGGCGAAGCGAAGATGCACTTCGTGGGCAGGACCGGTCAGTTCGTTCCTGTGCGAGAGGGTTTCGGTGGGGGCATCCTCTACCGAGTCCACGAAGGCAAGAACTACGCGGTGTCCGGCACCAAGGGCTATATCTGGGCCGAGGCATTCATGGTCGAGGAGTTCGGGATCGACTGCATCGACATGGACTACTTCGACAAGATCGCCGACAGCGCACGGAAGGCCATCGAGAAGTTCGGTAACTTCGAGGAGTTCGTGAGTTAGGACAATGGCAACAAAGAAGCAGAAGCGTGAGGCGGCCCTCGCTCGCCGGGAGAAGTTCCTGGCCGATGAGAGGGCCGCCGGCCTGGCAGCTCAGGCGTTGGATCATGATGAGCAGGCAAAGAAGAATGCTCTGATGCAGGCGGAGGCCGATCGCATCAACCAGAAGTACGAGAACATCCTTCGTAGTGAGCTCCACAAGTTCCTTCCGGGTCTCAAGACGAATCGTCAAAAGGCAGCTGAAAAGTAAACGACCTGCCGTATCGGGGTCTATATCCAAGGAGCTCGTCGTGGGTGAGGTAAGGCTCAAGCGTAGTGCGGTTCTCCCGATTATCCGTGATGGTGAACTGGCCGGTTACATGGACGTCGAGATCAGCGCAACGATGACGCTGGGCTCGGAGCTTCCAGAAGAGAAGGCGTCCGAGATCATACAGAACGTGGCCGACAAGTTCGGCAGGCTGGAGGACTTCGTCTCATGGTGACCAGGATGCTTGGGCCGAACGGACACACCGGGCCTGGAGGACGTGATTGCCCCTGCTGCAACGTAGCGCCCGGTAAGGAGCGGCGAAAGCAGCGTCGTAGGAACAAGCGCAGTGAGCGCAACTCGTGGAAGGCGGCCTTGCGGAATGGATAGAGATCTCGAAAATCTCACCCGGCAGGCAGTTCACGCCTACTTCGAAGTTCCCGAGAAGAAACCTGTTCAGCGTTTCCGGCGGTTCGATGTCGTTCGTTGTTTGTGTGGTCGTTGCATGGGGCCACAGCAGATCCTCAGGATCGATAAGAAGTCGTCACCCGTCCGCTATAAGGTCGCGTACTACAACGCGATATTCGGCGGACGTCACTGGGTCACCGAAGGAAAGCTGGGATTTCTGTGAAGCTCAAGACTATCTGGACCATACCTGGAATGACCAAGAAGGAGCGTTTCCGCCGAACGCGTGAGTGGGCAGCGCAGGTCGTGGCTACCAAGCTCCCGCTTCGGATTCGATACTGGGCAACCGTCAGCGAGATCACGAAGGCGACGATGGACCTCCCCGGCGACGTCATGGCGACTCGCCTCGACGAGGTGTTGCAGAACCTCGATTACCCGGTCTAGGAGATCAGTTGTACACGAAACATGGCCACCATATTCCCGGAACCATCCCCGAAGGTCCTGCCCCCAGTAGCAAAGCTCGTTGCGGTGGCGTGAGCTTGTGTACGATGTGCCTTCGTGAGGCCGCGGCGTTCCACGGCTACACCAACACGAATCAGGTCCTCGAACTCATGCACAAGCCTGCGACCGACGTAAAGATCTCGCCTCAGAAGAAGGCCATGGTCATCGTCGACGAGTACATCAAGGCCGGCCTTAAGTACCGTGAGGATAAGCCGGAGTACACCATTTACATCGTCTGGTTCTGCAAGACTTTGCAGCACTGGAAGGCGATGGTGTGCAGCGACCTTCCCGACCAGGAGTACTACGAGGTCACATACAACGGTGACAAAGAGGAGGCATATCTCGACGTCTACCGTAAGTACGACAACATTCGTATCGTCGACAACCACAAGGGCGTCTTCAGAGATGGGAGCACGCGGGAAGAACCCCTCGACCATACCTTGTTCGGAGGTTAGTTAGTACAGACCTCAACAGCTTCCCCATCTCTCCCGCATATTCAGAAGGAACACCTGAACGTGGACGGCCCTCGGATCACGAACATCCCGGTCAAGAACCTCGATACCGTTGTCGGGACTGCTGAACTCGGAGCCGACGACAGGCTCGAGATCGAACTGAAGCACGGAGTTGCTGCTGAACTCAGGCAGCTTGTGATCATGGGTCTCGTGAGTGGTTTCGAACTCAACCCCAGCTATATCGCAGTTGTCCCGCACCCCAGGGACTCCACCGAAAACCTCTAGTTTTACTCTCTCCCCATAAGGCGATCCACGCCTTCATTTAAGGAAGACAATTTAAAATGGGTAGGCACGAGAAGAAGCCTAAGAAGGACGATCCTAAGAAGGACGATCCTAAGAAGAAGGCCGAAGAGAAGAAGACAACCGGAAAGAAGCCACTGCCTAAGGGGCCCACAGGCTCCTATGAGTCTCGTGGTGGTGAGACCGGTTCGAGTACGTCCGGCTCGTGGAACAACACAAATGAGTCGGACAAGAAAGAGAATGATTGATGGCACGCGGTGAAGTGGTAGCGAAGGCTACCGGAACGATTGCAAGACCTCGTAAGTTCCTGGAGACCCAGTACTTCAAGGACGCCCATGTTCTGTTCCCGAACTTCGCAGGAAGGGAAGGGCAGTACAACAAGGAGGGCGACCGGAGCTTCGGTCTGCGCATCGACGATGAGGACCGGGCCATCGAGCTGCTCGCCCTCGGGTGGAACGTCAAGCGTCTCAAGGAGCGGGAGCCTGGCGAAGGACGGACGCCATGGATTCCCGTCTCGGTCGGCTACGACAAGGGCCGGCCGCCGAAGGTCATGATGATCACCTCAGAAGGCAAGAGCCTGCTGGGTGAGGATCTGGTCGCGGCTCTGGACGACGTCGAGTGGGAGTACTGCGACATCATCATCCGGCCATATTCCTGGGGACCGATCTCCGGGAACTATGGCGTCAAGGCTTACCTCCAGTCGCTCGCCGTCACCGTTAAGGAGGACGAGATCGACAAGAAGTACCGGGACGTTCCGATGATCGGAGAGCCTCGGGTGCCTGTCGCTCTGGGCATCGAAGGCGGAGCACCTGTGAAGGTGATTCCCGGCAGTGTCGAGATCGACGACGATGACGTGGAGTTCTAAGAGGCACTAACAAGTGCATACCCCGCTCTTTAGAACCACTCGCGTCATATTCACCAATCTATTCGCTGGAGGAGCGAGAAGAAGGCAGCGAGGTGTGATGTGTTCTGGGCCGTTATCGGGGGCATCCTTTCCATAGGTTTAGCAGACAAATTATTATCCCGAGATCTCGGTTCTCGGGATGTAAGGTGGAATGATATGACGTCTTTCGAGGTTCAGCGATACGTTCGGAAATCCTTCGACGTCGAGTGCGTTCAGGTGACCGAAGAGAACATGTCCGCTGTTGCTCGTTGGTGCAAGGGCAGTATCCGTACCACCGAGCCGAGAAACCCGGCCACGGCCAAGCAGTACATTCACTTGAGTGTACCCAAGGTGAAGGACGAGCGACACGAGAGGGCCTACATCGGCGACTGGGTACTCCGTATGAACTACGGATTCAAGTTCTACAACGATCGCGCGTTCCACGAGGCGTTCGAGCTGCCGAAGCAGACTCCGACGCCCTCCGACATCGGCCAGCAGACGAACAGCGCCTCCGGCTTCTTCGCTAGGGTGCTGTCGCCCGAAGAGCACGATGCGCTGAAACTCGTCACGGCAGTCAGCAAAACCTTGGTCGAACTGGCCGGCTCGTCTGAGCGAGCGTCATAAATAGGCCTTAGGCTCAGAGCGGTTATAGGGTACCTTGTCCTTTATTAGGGCATCGGTATTAAACGGCCACGTCACACCTTCGCACAGATACGATCAAGTGACGGTAAGTGCGCCCTATAACGTGGTGACGTCAGGTTCGTACCTGGAAGAGCTAGGGAAATGGGAGTGAGCCTCCCCGTGAAGGGTTCTGACCCCACGTAGTGGCAAAGAGAACACGCCCTGGTAGGTATACGGACCTGACGTCATCTTAGATGGTGGCGTCAGGCTCTTGCGTTGCAAGTACTGGTTCAGATGTGGCACCTTCTCTCAGGTGAAGGTGGATAACCGAAAAGAGGCGCGGGTACACAGCCCCGCTACGCTAGAGTGGTGCGGTTCCAGACAGAGCGGTAGTTTCGCATAGTCGCAATGGTCATACCAATCCAGACGCGTATGGTGTAGATGGTTGCACACTTACCAGTCACCAGGAGTCTGGCGTCACCTTCCCCCATATTACTCCGCATCAAGGAGCATCGTGATGGCGATGGACTTCAACAAGATTCACCAAGAGTACATGGACGATCTTCGCAACTTGCAGTTCTACTTCTCCACCCCTGAGAAGCCCGTCTCAGAGGAAGAGGCCAGGGAGTTCTTTAGTTCTTTGACCGACTCGGAGATCGATCAGCTCATCGACCTGGAGGTCATCTGATGTTCATCCCCGTCAATAGCTTCATGGCCCTGATGGTCTTTCTCTCGACCGAGGCGAAGCCGCTTTCACGAGCGGAGATGGACGAGTTTTGGGACTCCTGCTCTTTGTTGGAGAAGCACATGTTCATGTGCGCGGATCTCGGAGATCGCCCGCTGCTGAAGATGAACACCGAAAACTGGTGCGCTGATCTTCCGTCGCATTACCACACCGAGAAGGGCCTCGTTCCTACTGATGTGGCGATATTCGACCCGCCCATCGACGCGCCTTACCCCGTAATAGCGTTCTAACATATTCATCACTCCGAATCTAGGAGCCATGTAAGTATGAGCATCACTCTCCCCGCTGAAGACCTCGACAGGGACGGACGGGTCTTCTTTGATGGTGTGCTTGACAACAGCACGATGAAGGTCATCTTCAACGAGCATCCTCGTATGACTGAGGCATATCTGCGGTGGGAAATCCCGGCGGAAAGCTGGGGGAACTATAGCGTGTGTTACGGTAAGAACCGTGTACTCGTTTCAGTCCAGACCTACCTGGGTGTGAGTTAACATGGGAAACGACGGACTCATCGATACTGTCGTCGGTACGGAAGAAGAAGCTTTCGAGCGTGCGTTCCAGTACGCCGATATTCTTCGTAAGAAGTTCGACATGGATGCGTTGGCCGTAAAGGTCAAAGCCGCCGGATGGAACACCTTCTACCTTTACGTCGTAAAGGCGTAGACCCCTACCATATTCTTCCCCCGCATTTAAGGAACACTAGAATCATGGGCACCGCTCAGCGCAACACCATCATCTTCATCATCTGCCTCGTCGGGGCATGCATCACGGCCGGCGTCATTGTCGCTCTTACCCCCGGTCACTTCAAGAAGGACTCGGGTGTCACGGCCTGCAAGACGATCTCGGAGAACATGGCCAAGAAGAAGACCGGCAGTGACAAGCCGATGACCGAGGCCGAGTACAAGCGCCTTCGGGAGCCGTTCGAGAACTCGAGCCACGCGGACATCAAGGTGGCCGGCCTGAACATCCTCGACACGATCTATCAGGCGGACACGCAGCCGGACCCCAAGAACATCGGCGGCGCACTCATCCTGATGGGGACTCTCCAGGGCCAGTGGGGCCAACTTCAGACGGCATGCAGTAACCAGGGCGTGGACGTTCCCCAGCTGCCGATGGGCTCGTGATGAGACTCAGTCTTCTCTACCTGACCTCGGCTGCGCTTATTCTCGGGTCGGTGGCCTGTGCGCCTCCGCCTGAGAAGGGCGTAGTCATATCCACCATGTACAACCGGGCGCACTACGACGTGTACATGTACTGCGGGATGTACACGACCACCAGAAGCAACGGCGTCTCGTACACCAACTGCACTCTGTGGCTCACGGGTCACGACTGGGTTCCGGACGAGTGGTCTCTCAAGCTCAAGGATGGAAAGCATAAGGGTTGGAGGCAGGTCCCTCAGTCTGTCTACAACGGCCCATGTGGGCAACTGGACGCCATATATCCCGGCTGCATGAGTTGATGGAGGAGAACGACATGGGCGACTTCGACATGAACGAACTTGTCGAGAGGTTCTACGTAATGAACCCCGAGACGGAGGACGTTCTTCCGACGGGTGAACAGCTGCGGAACGGTATGATCGTTCTGATCGAGTCGGCGGAGAGCAAGGCCGGACTCGAGTATGCCATCGAACCCGTCAAATTGGCCAACGCTCGTAAGACGAACCGTTGGTGCGAGGTGTCAGAGCTTCGTATCTGGCCCAACAGTCAGATCACCTTCATCGGCATCTACGCCGATGGCGTCAAGTGCCAGCGGACGGCACCTGTTCGTGACGCATGGCTCGTGACGATCGACAGCGTTCCCGACGCCGTGACCTCGGACACCGAGCCGCTCTACGTCAAGGAAGGCATCGACAAGCTGGCCACGATCAGCGACACGCTACAGACGCCCGAGAAATTCAACGACTGGTACAACACGGAAACCGCGTGGTGTTCGTCGATGCCCACCAGTTTGAAGGGCGTCGCGAAGGACTTCGCCTACGTTCCCAGCTTTGTCGAGACCCCCCTCGACTTCCACTGGGCCAAGCAACGTAAGCTCATCGATGAACACGAAACCCGCAACCTCATACATGGCCCGACGGTTCACCGACAGAACAATGTCGCCTGGCACGACCTCGATGTCGACGAGCAGGATGATCTGATTCGGTGGGCCAACAAGATGAGCAAGAGCCTCAACGAGGACGGCTACATCGAGGTCGAACCGACGTACGAGGTCCAGCTTAGGTCTGGCCTGCGGGTCGGCTTGGACAACCTCAAGATCCTCTTCCCCAAAGAGTTCGGGGTGGTCGAGGAGAAGAAGGTCGCAGTTAAGGATCAGGATCGCACGGCCAGCGTTAATGAGCTCTGGCAGCGATTCACGGACGCCGAGAAGGATGAGCTCATCGGGATCCATCAGGTAACGGAGGGTCAGCTCGATGACGACGGCGAAATCATCCTGAAGTCGGGCGCCAAGATCTCGGGCTGGGAGTTCAAGAAACTATTCGAGTAAGGAGGTGACGAATGACCTTTGATGCGGTGCTCGACGAGAATTGGAAGCTCCTGTTCAACGACACGCCGGCCATGGTGAGAAAGTGGCTGAACGACCAGCCTTCCACAAGCCACATGATAGTCGTCCCTGGCGACACCCTGAAGCAGAAGACGGTAGAAGAGTACCTGCACGGACTGTAGGACCATACCCTGGGCATGATGTAAAAAGGCCCAGCAAGCTCGTCCCCCGAGAGCTCTATATAAGGAGTATCCAGTGCTTAAGCGTCTGCTCAAGAAGGTTCTGTCCTCATACCAGATCCCCGTGTACGAGGGTGAGGCCTACCGCGGTATCGTCGAGCAGTACTACGAGATGAACCCCGAGACGGAGACGCTTCTGTTCGATGGCGACGCTCTTCAGGACGGAATGACCGTCCTCATCGACAGTGGTTACAGGCAGGACTTGGACGAGATCGAGTCCCACTACGACTACCACAAAGCTCGCATCAACAACCGCTGGTGCACGGTGTCGAATCTGATCCAGAAGGGTGACCTTCTCACGTTCATCGGCACCTACGAAGACGGTGTCATGGAGAAGCGCACCTTCAACAGCTCGATCGCATGGCTCGTGAAGCTCAACACCATCCCGGAGAGCAAGGACGAGAACGACGTCCCGGCCGGGGGAACCAGGCTGGCATATCTGACAGAGTTCGTCAAAAACCGCTCGATCTGACCTCGAAAGCGAGAGGTATGTACCGCCACAGGGTACGAGATGAGAACAACCGAACCATATTCCACGACATCCCCTCGATGACTCGGCTCTGGTTGGAGAACCAGGACTTCATCGAAGCGTGGACGGTTCAACTCGGCGCGAACGGGTGTGTCATATCCGCGGAGAAGTATCTCGAGATGAAGGAGGAGGAGTAACAGTGTGGTTTTCCTGGTTCCTTCTGGGAACAATTCAAGCCATAGCGTGGTCGGCCTTCTTTCGGATCAAGAGGGCTAGGGCCGGCTACAGTCCCGGAAAGTGGTGGAGGGTCCTCGGCCCAGAGGAGGAGTTGTGGTGTGAGACCAGCTCTGAGAAGGAAGCTAGGGCCATAATGCGACCGGGGGATATCCTGGAGCGTCACTACGTGAAGCATGACGCTCAATGGAGGCGGGTGAAGTAATGGCTCTCCTATGGCTCGCACTGGGTTTCGCGATCGGTACATATTCCAGCGGCTGGCCTCTGTTCAAGATCATGAAGAAGTACATCGATCGTCGGGTGAAGGAGCTCAAGGAAGACTACGACGAGCAGATCGACGTCGCTGAACAGACCGGCTGGCACGATGCTCTGCGAGACGACGTCGCGGTCGCGAAGGCCTACAAGGAGATATTCGGAGAGCCTCTGGGGTGACTCCGCCGGGGATTTTTGTTCGCGGGGAATACACGGACTCTAATAGGACCCCCACTAAGGAGCCACCATGTCCGACGACCCGCGTCGCGAAATGAACGCCTATGAGGCCGCCATCTATCTGGTCTTGAAAAAGAACCCCGGCATGGTGCACATTACCGAGGATGGAACCAAGCTATATCTGCTTGACCCCCATTCCGAAGGAATTATTTGCATCACGTCGACCACCAACTTCAAGACCATGACCGATGACGAAATCAGCAAGTTCGTCGCTGACTGCGCAACCGGAGACTGGACCCCCGTAGAAGAGTAGTCCCAAAAAAAGCAGGGCACCGATACACGGTGTTCTGTTTTTGCCTTAAGAATCAGACAAAAAGGACACGGAACGATGCGTAGTACAGTTAGTGGTTATCGCGTTGCGATTTACCAGGAGTGGGCCATCCCTCAGGTGGCTGCGATCTACAAGAAGGACGAGTCAGAGCTGAAGAAGCTCTGGGAACACTCGAAGCAGTGCGGGGTCGTCTGCGCCTTCGAGTATACGGGAGAGTCGAAGGCCGGCAGTGTGACGCCGAGGTCTAAGGGCAGCTATAAATTCGGAGCGTAACGTGGGGATGGTAATACTAATCGTTGGGTTCGTGATCATGATGCTGCTCGTATCTTCGGCATAGGAGACGACATGGATTTCGAAGCAAGCGATGCGACGAACATTTGGCGTGTCATATGCTGCATCGATGGGGCTATCTGCATCGAAACTCAATCAGAGGAAGAGGCTAGGGCCAAGGCTGAGGTACCAGGCCATAGACTCGAGCGACTCTACGAGAAGATGGTGCAAGAGTGGAAGCAGGTGGTATGACGATAAATCTGGTCAAGGCCTTTGATGCGATCGGTCTACACGAGCATCAGAGAGATGCCCTCGGTAAGCTGACTAATGGTCGCATATTGTGTGGTGGTGTAGGGTCAGGTAAGTCTCTTACGGCTGCTGCATATTACATGAAGAACGAGGCCCCTAGACCCGTCTACGTGATCACCACAGCCAAGAAGAGAGACTCTCTGGACTGGGAGGAAGAGTTCGTTAAGTTCGGTGTGGGAACGCAGGAGGGGGCTACTACGGCCGGCGTTCTGATAGTGGACTCGTGGAACAACATCAAGAAGTACAGCAACGTCTACGGTGCATTCTTCATATTCGACGAGCAAAGACTGGTGGGGTCGGGTGCTTGGACTAAGTCGTTTCTCAAGATCGCCAAGAAGAACCACTGGCTACTACTTTCGGCCACACCCGGAGACACTTGGATGGATTACGTCCCTGTCTTCGTGGCGAATGGATTCTATAAGAATCGAACTGAATTCAAACGCGAGCACGTGGTCTACAACACGTTCAGCAACTACCCGAAGATCGATCGATACGTTAACATTGGACGACTTCTACGCCTTCGCCGAGAACTTCTGGTGGAGATGCCGTTCGATCGCCACACTATACGAAGACCAACGCACATCCAGGTCTCGTATGACAAGGAGGCGTTCAATAAGGTTCTCAAAGACAGATGGCATGTCTACGAGGATCGGCCGATCAAAGATGTCGGCGAGCTATACCATGTCATGCGGCGCGTGGTCAATAGCGATCCGTCTCGTCTTGAAGCGATCAAACGGCTCTTGGTGAAACACCCACAACTGATCATCTTCTATAGCTTCGATTACGAGCTAGATATCCTTAGAACGCTGGCTAATGAACGCAGCCCGCTTGCCTCCACTATGGGGGAGAAGGTTACAGTGGCCGAGTGGAACGGACACAACCACCACGAGATCCCGGACACTGACAGCTGGGTATATCTGGTTCAGTATACAGCCGGTGCTGAAGGGTGGAACTGCATCACCACGAATGCGACGGTTTTCTACTCCTTGCAGTACTCGTGGAAGACCTACGAGCAGTCGCACGGGCGCATCGATCGGATGAACACGCCCTATATCGACCTCTTCTACTACACTCTTCGCAGTCCGTCCTTCATCGACAAAGCGGTCTGGGCCAGCCTCTCGCAGAAGAAGAACTTCAACGAAAAACGCTTCACGGCCCGATTTCTAGATACCGACCGGTGAAAATGTCCGGATTTTCTCTCCGTCATGTCAAAACCAAGATGCTCGACAAAAAGTTTTAATTTTTTGCACGCTCGGTATCTAGATTCTGGGGTGTTTCTGTCATATCCTAGCGTAATCCCTCCCCTATAAATGATTAAAATAATAGATACCAAGTATGCAAAAAATAAAAACTTTTTGTTCGAGGTCTTGGATTTGACATGGCACCCCTCAAGTGGAGTTTGCCTCATGGAAGACTGGCGCGCGATCCACTCCTTCCAGATGTACTCGGTGAGTACTCTTGGTCGCGTCCGTAATGAGAAATCGGGTCGAATCATGGCCCTGCGTATCAACGACCGAGGGATCGTCTTCGTCGGTCTAGTTAGAGAGAAGGTTCAGTACAAGAGGGCGATCAATATTCTGGTCGCCAACGCTTTCCTTCCACCTCCACCCAATCGAGCTTTCGACTCAGCCATCAACCTTGACGGCGAACGGACGAACAATCATGTGGAGAATCTTACGTGGAGGCCTCGGTGGTTCGCGAGGCGATATTACTATCAGTTCCGGCCAGAAGCACCTCGAGGATTCACAGTGCCGGTCGAAGAAGTCAAGACGAAGGAAGTCTTCAACACGTCGTGGGATGCCGCCGTGAAGTACGGACTGCTGGATCGTGAGATATTCATCGCGACCCTGAACCACACCTTCGTTTTCCCTACCTTCCAACAGTTCCGCAAGATCTAGAAAAAAAGATACCAACCAGTACGAAATACATGGATTATAATAGAAGGGATAGAATCAAGCTCGACTCGTTTTCTCTTTTTTATGTGGCGGGAGTTGAATAACGTGCTGGAGAGCATCTATCAAGCTAGATTGATTAAGAAGCTCGAGCACATGTTCCCGGGCTGCATAATACTGAAGAACGACGCCAATCGTCGCCAAGGCATTCTGGATCTTTTGATTCTCTACAGAGTGTACTGGGCAGCGCTTGAAGTGAAGGCCTCAGCGAACGCACCCCACCAGAAGAACCAGGACTACTACGTTCGTCTGCTTGACGGGATGTCGTTCGCGGCTTTCATCTATCCCGAGAATGAAGAGGAAATCCTTCGTGGACTTCAACGTACATTCGAACCTGAGTGGACACGCGTTCCTTAGCCCGAGCAGTCCTGCTTGGTTGAACTACAACGAGGACAAGCTCAGTCGGGTATATCTGGCGTCGATCGCTGCCGCCAAAGGAACGCGAAAGCATGCCGTTGCGCATGAGCTCATTGATCTGAGGATCAAGCTCCCCGACGACGGTAAGACCATGAGTCTTTATGTGAACGACGCTATCGGTTACCAGATGGCGTGCGAGCAACCTCTCGTGTTCGGGCCGCACTGCTGGGGCACAGCAGACACCATGTGCTACAGACATGAAACACTTCGTATTCATGATCTGAAGACCGGTGCGAACGAAGCCTCGATGGTTCAACTCGAGATTTACGCCGCTCTGTTCTGTCTCGAATACCAGTTCAACCCGTTCGAGCTCCCGATGGAGCTCCGAATCTACCAGAACAACGGGGTCAAAGTCCATATTCCTAAGGGCACTGATATAGTGCCCATCATGGACAAGATCATCGCCTACAGCAAGCTGATCGAGCAGATAAGATCGGAGGTGCGTTTGTGATCATTTCTGAAGAAGAGCACGCGAGAATGAACCGCGGCGCCCTCCATAGTTCGGACCTCGATGAAGAAGAGGTCGATGATACTCCTGAAGGAGAGATCAAGCACTACGGCATCCTCCGTAGGTCAGGCCGATACCCTTGGGGTTCGGGTGGCAGTCAAGCTGCTCGTAGTTCGGAGTTCCTCAACATCGTTGACGGGCTGCGTAAAGAAGGTCTCAGTGAAGTAGAGATCGCTCGCGGCTTCGGTATGACTGTGACCCAGCTTCGTAACACGAACACCATCGCGAAGAACGCCAAGAAGCAGGCCGATATTGACATGGCCCAGCGTCTTAGCGAAAAGGGTATGTCGAACATCGCCATCGGCAGACAGATGAAGATCAACGAGTCTTCGGTTCGTGCGCTACTGGCTCCGGGTCAGAGGGACAAACTCAACGTTCTCCACACCACCGCAAATATGCTTCGTGAGCAGGTGGATGCGAAGGGCGCAATCGACATCGGTACAGGTAACGAGAACTATCTCGGCATCAGCAAAGAGAAGCTCGCTACCGCGGTCGCCATCCTCAAGGACGAGGGCTATAAGGTCCATCAGGTTAAGGTGCCTCAGCTTGGCACCAACAAGCCGACTACGATCAAGGTTCTCGCCAAAGAAGAAGTACAGTGGCATGATCTGGTCAAGGACCCGAGCAAGATCAAGTCTCTCGTGCAATACTCAGAAGATGGTGGACGATCCTACAACGGAATCAGTCCACCTCTTCAGGTCAACTCCAAACGAATCGGCATTCGCTACGCCAAGGACGGTGGCGCAGATGCTGATGGTGTGATCTATGTCAGGCCAGGTGTCGAAGATCTCTCCCTTGGTAAGGGACGCTATGCTCAGGTTCGTATCGCTGTTGACGGTACGCACTACCTCAAGGGTATGGCAATGTACAGAGACGACCTGCCGGCTGGCGTAGACCTTCTCTTCAACACCAACAAGAACAACACGGGTAACAAGCTCGACGCCATGAAGCCGATCAAGGAGGACGAAGAGAGCCCGTTCGGGGCAATCGTTCGACAGATCAAGAGTCCTGATGGCAAGGTCACCTCAGCGATGAACATCGTTGGTGGTAAAGAGGGCATGGGCGAAGAAGGTGGTTGGGACGCGTGGTCTAAGACTCTGTCGTCTCAGATGCTTTCTAAGCAGAGCCCTAAGCTGGCCAAGTCACAGCTCGACATGACGTACGAGCAGAAGCGAAACGATCTCGACGAGATCAAGAAGCTGACCAACCCATCCGTCAAGAAGAAGTTGTTGCAGTCCTACGCTGATGATGTCGATTCCTCAGCCGTCCATCTCAAGGCTGCGCACCTGCCTAGGCAGGAGACTAAGGTAATCCTTCCGATCAACTCTCTGAAGGAGAACGAGATCTATGCGCCTACCTTCCGTGATGGTGAACGAGTAGTACTGATTCGCTACCCTCATGGTGGCGTCTTCGAGATTCCAGAACTCACCGTTAACAACAGGCACCCTCAAGCTAAGAAGCTGATCGATCAGGCTCCCGATGCTGTGGGTATCAGCCATAAGGTAGCAGCCAAACTGTCGGGTGCTGACTTCGATGGTGACACAGTTCTGGTCATCCCGAACAACCACAAGAAGATCAAGACTAAGCCACCTCTTGAGGGCTTGAAGGGATTCGATCCTCAGCGTGCGTACCCTGGTTATGAGGGTATGACGAAGATGGATGCACGAACTAAGGGTCGTGAGATGGGGCAGGTTTCTAACCTCATCACCGACATGACCATCAAGGGTGCTAGTGATGGCGAGCTTGCTCGAGCCGTTCGCCATTCCATGGTAGTCATCGACGCTGAGAAGCATGGCCTTGACTGGAAACGGTCTGCTATAGACAACGGCATTCCCCAGTTGAAGGAGAAGTATCAGGGCAAGAAGAATGGTGGCGCTTCAACCCTGATCTCGAAAGCTACGTCACCAATCAACGTTCTTGAAAGAAACCCCCGCCCTGCATCAAAGGGCGGTCCTATCGATCCAGCTACAGGTAAGAAGGTCTTCGAGCCTACTGGTCGTAGCTACGTCAAGACGAAGGTTAACAAGCGTACTGGTGCGGTGACAGAGAAGGTCATCGACCGTATGGAGCGTTCTCAGAAGCTTGCTGAGACGGACAATGCACACACCCTGTCTTCTGGTACGTCCATAGAGAAGGTGTACGCAGACCACTCTAACAAGCTTAAGAGTCTGGCTAACGAAGCTAGGAAGGAACTGGTTCACACTAAGAACATTCCTTACTCTCCGTCAGCTAAGAGAATCTATGCTGATCAAGTAGCCTCCCTGTCCAGGAAACTGGACATTGCCAAGAGGAATGCCCCACTCGAAAGGCAAGCCCAGGTCATAGCCAATGCCAAGGCATCGGCAAAGATCAAGGCGAACAAAGATCTCGAAGCTTCTGAGATCAAGAAGATCAAGTATCAAGCTCTTACTGATGCTCGCATTCGTACCGGGGCAGAGAAACAACGCATCAACATCACACCAGATGAGTGGGCTGCCATTCAAGCTGGTGCCATAACATCACACAGACTCAAAGAGATCTTGGACAACACAGACGATGATGTAGTCAAGCAGTTGGCTACACCTAAGTCTAAGGTCTTGATGACCAACACTAAGAAGCAACGAGCCCAGATCATGTTGGCTGGTGGCTACACACAGGCTGAGATAGCTGATGCTCTTGGTGTGTCTGTCTCTACACTCAAGCGAAGTCTTGGTGAGTGAGGTGAGAACATGCAACTACACATGCTAACTACTGTAGACAATCCGTTCGATCCTTACACACAGTTCGATGAGTGGAGACTGTGGGACGAGGATCATGGCTACTACTCACTCAGCCTACTGGCCAGGGTGGTGGTCACCTCTGACGACTTGTCTGATTCGGATCAAGATGTTGCACTAGAAGATGCGATCAACGAGATCGTAAAAGAAAACGTTTCAGGAATGCACACTAAGGTGGCTGTGTCCAAAGCTGCTTAAGGATTAGGTAGTTCGGTGATGGGGGGAGGGGTCTCGCAAAAGTGACCCCCCCTCTGCATCGCCGCCCTCCTAAAAAATGCTCCGGGGGAGCAAAAACCACAACGTTTCTACTTTTTCGTAGACAAATCCTACTATAAACTGCTAACGAACTAGATGGGAAGTTTGGGAATGTCCAACCAAAGTGATGTGGGCGTCGGTACTCCCGCCGGCACCAGCAAGCCGAAGAACCAGGCCGCTCTGAATCTCGTTCTTCCGGCGGGCGCCAAGGCCGCAGCCCAGGCCGATTCCACGGCAACGGACGTCGCCGGCCTCAAGACCGACTTCAACTCCCTCCTCGCCAAGCTTCGGACCGCAGGGCTTCTCGCTCCCTGATCGACGCTGTATCTCCGACTCGAAAGGAGTTGTACATTGCCTCCTCGTCGAGCAAAGGAACCAGACGACAAGCCCCCTCGGCGTAGACAGGCTAAGACTCCTGAAGCTCGAGAGAATCAGATGATTGCCAAAGCTGTCGCTCTCGCAGAGAAGCAACTCGAGAATGGAACGGCCTCGGCTCAGGTGGTAACCCATTACCTGAAGCTGGGGTCGTCTCGAGAAAGACTCGAACAAGAACGTCTCTTCCACGAGAACCAACTTCTTCAAGTCAAGCGTGAAGCGATTGAGTCCGCACAGCGAATGGAAGTCATTTACCAAGAAGCTCTCAATGCCATGAAGTCTTACTCCGGCGCTCCGCCGGAAGAGGATGACTCAGATGACTACGAGAATTAGATCCTACTCGGAGCTCAGAAGCATTGAGACGCTTGAGGATCGCTTCAAGTACCTAGCTCTTCGTGGTTCTGTTGGACAGGCGACCTTCGGGTTCGATCGTTACATCAACCAACAGTTCTACGTGTCCAAGCAATGGCGTGACGTCCGCAATCATGTCATCGTTAGAGACAACGGTTGCGACCTCGGTGTTGAGGGTTACGATATTCATGAGCGAATCACGATTCACCATTTGAATCCGATGACGCCCGCCGACATAATCGAAGGCGACATGAGTATTCTCGATCCCGAGTTTCTCATCACAACCACGCTCCCAACTCATAACGCCATTCACTATGGCGACGAAAGACAACTTCCCCGGCCTTTCGTCGAACGTAGACCTGGCGACACGAAACTGTGGTAGAGAAAGGAGGATGATGACAGCAGTTGCTGACGAGCCGGTCGGTATCGGTACTGGACCCCAGTTGGTTCAGAACCTCGGTCCCGACGTTATTTACGTTGGTGGTCCGAATGTCGACGACACGACCGGCTTCACGGTTCAGTCTGGCGAGACCTTTGCCATGCTCTACAACGGAACGCCGTCTTACGCCGTTTCAGCAGGAACCTCTGACGTTCGGCGTCTGCCTGGCGGAAGCGGTATGTACGCATCGCCGCCGCCCCCGTAGAAAGGAGAAAGGTGATCTACGACAATCCTTTCAACGACCACCACTTCCTTCCGGAGGATCACCCGGATTTCATTCCGCCACCGGATGAACCCTTCATGGACGCAAGCGGTCCTACGGATCGCAACGCTCCAGATCTGGGTCGAATTCTTGACCCGAATGTTGGCGAGGTGACTGATGCCGACTGCAACGCTGACGAGGCCGACTCGTAAGCAGTATGTCGACTACATGGGCAGCCTCGTTGGCGCCTATGGTCCGGCCAAGGGACTCGCGAACAACGACAACCCCTTCAACACCTGGTACTACGGTCGTCGTGTTTCCGGCAATAACTATGCCTGGTGCGCCGTTACCGAATGTTATGTCGAGAACCACTTCGGCATTCTCATGGCCAACGGCGGCAAGGTCGCCTATGTTCCGAACATGGTCTCTGTCGCTCACAGCGTCGGAGCTCAGGTCTGGCACAGGCCTTCGTCGGTTCCGAAGCAGGGTACGTCCTGGGCCAAGCCCGGTAACAAGCTGTGCTTCGACTTCAACCGAACTGGTGAAGCCGAGCACACCGGAACATTCATCAGGCGCTTGTCTGCTACGACGTTCCTCTCTCGCGAGGGCAACACGAGCAGCGGCAGGGGCAGCGACGTCATCGATGACAAGCCACGCAGCGTTCACGATGTGCTCGACTGCATCGAACTTCTCGGCGTCGCTGATTCAGGGTCGTCGCTATCACTGGAGGATCTCATGGACCTTCCCTACGTCTCGCTCGGCATGAGCAAGCCGCAGGCGGTCAAGGCCGGGGAGCACCCCCACGCCATCTTCGATCTCGAGTACGGAGACGCCGACAAGGACCACGCCGGCGAAGGCAAGGGGACGAAGAAGGACGCCTATCCCGGCATTCTTTCGGGTGGCAAGAAGAAGACCATCATCTGGGCGACCGTCGAGGTCCCTGCGGAGATGGGTACTTGGCGTCTGGTCGAAACTGACCCGGCCCACGACTACAAGGTCACCAAGAACTACCCGATCCGAAAGGGTCCGTTCACGGAGACCGGCAAGGTCGAGCCGAACCAGCATCTCTACGTCGAGCTTCACCCGACGGTCGATGGTCAGGTCACGGTTGCTGTGAAGGTCCCGCACCTCCACATCAGCTGACCTTCCCTTCCCCTTTAGATCCCCATCCCATCCAGTCAAAATGATAGTAAATCGAGGAGGTGGTCCACGTGGACGATCGAATTCTCACCACCGTCAAGAAGCTTCTCAACATGGAAGAGAATTACACGGCGTTCGATACCGACATCACGCTGTTCGTCAACTCAGCAATCGGGACGCTGACCCAACTCGGGATCGGCCCAGCCGAAGGTTTCGAAATCGCAGACGCCACGGCCACGTGGACCGACTTCCTCGGTGATGACCCCCGGCTTAACTCGGCTAAGACTTACGTCTATCTCCGAGTCCGATTGGTCTTCGACCCGCCGTCGACGTCATTCGTCATCAACGCACTCACAGAGCAAATGAAAGAGCTGGAATGGCGGCTCAACGTTCAGCGGGAAGGAGAAGCATGGGTCGATCCAAGGACAATCGTCGCGACGGACTACGTTCCCACTACGCCATAGTAGACGAGATCCAGGATTGGGCTAACGACACCGATCTAGACGATCTCATCGAGCACCACGGTGTCAGAGGTATGCACTGGGGCGTTCGTCGTTCTCGCGCACAGCTCGATGCTGCATCTGAAGACTTCAAGAAGGTCTCCGGACACAAGGAGACCATCAAGACGCATGGCGGAACACACGCCCTTCAGAACAACGAACTCCAGTTCGTCATTACTCGTCTCAATCTCGAGCAGCAGTACAGCCGGCTTACCGAGCAGCCGAGCCAACTCAAGCAGGGTCAGAAGGTCATCAAGGAAGTTCTTGGTGTCGGCAAGACCATCCAAGAGGTTCACAGCTTTGTTAACAGTCCGCTGGGCAAGAGCGTCAAAAGCCAGCTCAAGAAGAAGAAGTAAGGATACCACTGTGGCACCTGAGCAGAAGCGCAACGAGATGTACCTCGACGTTCTCAAGGAGACGCTCAAGAGCATCGAAGAGAACGACACGAACTACAAGGTTCGTTACGACCTCGTTCTGCGTGCCATGTTGTTCGCGAACGACCTCGGCTTCGCGACCGGGATCCGAATCGATTACGACCAGCAGGAATGGCCCGTTGTCTACATCGAGCTCCCGACTGGCCAGGTGTCCTGGCACATGCCTCAGCACGTCGTCGCCTGGGACGGACACGACACGAGGACCAAGTACCAGCGTATCAACGAATGGGTGAAGAGTAAGGCGTCATAGTTATGAGCGAACCAAAAGAGCTTCGGGATCTCCCTTCTTCAGTGCGTCAACTAGTACATTCCGTTGATGCCCTGCGCGACGGCTGGGCTGAAGCTAGCGATTCCCGACGCAAAGAGCTATGGCATGGCGTTCATTCAGCAAGCGACGCCGTGTGGAATGGAGAATCTCCAATGGCACTAGGCAAGGACGGGATCGAGCATCGTTTCGGTTTCCACAAGGCAACTGTCGAAGGCGTGAACGCCACCCTCCCGAAGCATCGAGACACTCGTCTCAAGTTCCGTGAGTTTGCGGAGTTCCTGGACCAGCTTCTGCCTGATGGAGAAGCAAAGACGGTGGCGTTCATCGAGCTCCAGAGTACTTCGATGTGGTGTCACAAGGCCATCGCGGAACTGGCTCCAGCGCTCGAAGAGTAAGAAGGGAGGTTAGCGGTGAGCTTGTCTAACCGAGCTGTGCCAAATTACTACGGGCAGTTTCGTGAAGCAGTACTTGCGGGCGATATTCCTGTGAATCGGGAAATCGAGATGGAGATGAACCGCATTGACAAGCTCATCGCTAACCGCAAGTTCTACTATGACGATCAAGCGGTCGAGGGGTTCATTCGTTATTGCGAGAATGAACTCACACTGACGGATGGAAGCGACCTATATCTGCTTCCGACATTCAAGCTCTGGGCAGAACAGATCTTTGGATGGTACTACTTTGTTCAACGTCGTGTTTACGAGCCCTTTCCGAACAATCGTGGAGGGCATTATCGAAACAAGACAATCAAAAAGCGGCTTATCACAAAGCAGTACCTGATCGTCGCTCGAGGTGCGGCTAAGTCGATCTACGAGTCTTGCCTCCAGAGTTATTTTCTGAATGTAGACACATCCACGACTCACCAAATCACGACTGCTCCAACAATGAAGCAGGCTGAAGAAGTGATGTCCCCCATCCGCACCGCTATTACGCGGAGCCGCGGCCCACTCTTCAAATTCCTAACTGAAGGATCCCTTCAGAACACCACAGGTTCTCGAGCCTTGCGTCAAAAGCTAGTGCCCACAAAGAAGGGCATTGAGAACTTCTTGACCGGCTCGATAATTGAGATCCGCCCCATGTCGATCAACAAGCTTCAGGGTCTCAGAACCAAGTTCTCGACCGTTGACGAATGGCTTTCCGGAGATCTCCGAGAAGACGTCATCGGTGCGATCGAGCAGGGTGCATCTAAGCTGGACGATTATCTAATCGTCGCCGTAAGCTCGGAGGGTGTCGTCCGGAATGGAGCGGGCGACACCATCAAGATGGAGCTCGCCACAATTCTAAAGGGCGAGTACTATGCCCCGCATATTTCCATCTGGCATTACAAACTCGATAGTGTCGAGGAAGTCGCCGACCCATCAATGTGGCTTAAGGCGCAGCCTAACCTCGGAAAGACTGTCACCTATGAAACTTACCAACTGGATGTTGAGCGAGCCGAGAAAGCCCCCGCGGCTCGAAACGATATCCTGGCTAAGCGTTTCGGTATACCCATGGAAGGATACACCTACTTCTTCACTTATGAAGAAACCCTTCCTCATCGCCCTCGAGATTTCTGGCAAATGCCCTGCTCGCTTGGTGCAGACCTCTCACAAGGCGACGACTTCTGCGCATTCACTTTTCTCTTCCCTCTAGGTCGAGGCGAATTCGGCATTAAGACGCGGAGCTATATTACCGCGCTTACCTTGTCGAAACTCCCAGGCGCTATGCGTGCCAAGTACGAGGAATTCATCAGCGAGGGTAGTCTTCATGTTCTAGAAGGCACGATTCTCGACATGATGGAGGTCTACGATGACCTCGACGCCTTCATCTTGAAGGAAGAGTATGACGTTCGTACGTTCGGTTTCGACCCGTACAACGCCAAGGAATTCGTAGCTCGCTGGGAAGCCGAGAATGGTCCCTATGGGATCGAGAAGGTTATTCAAGGTGCGAGGACTGAGTCCGTTCCGCTTGGTGAACTGAAGAAGCTTAGCGAAGAACGCATGCTTCTATTCGATCAGGCATTGATGTCATTCGCCATGGGCAATGCCATTACTCTTGAAGATACTAACGGCAACCGTAAGCTCTTCAAGAAACGCCAGGATGAAAAGATTGACAACGTGGCAGCTATGATGGACGCCTTCGTAGCATACAAGAACAACAAGGAGGCGTTCGAATGACATACTCATACGAGGAGAAACCTTCTCTTGAGGATCTGTCCCATCACGGCGTCAAAGGCATGCACTGGGGCGTCCGGAAAGCTCGTACCGGAAACATCGACGAACAGACCAAGGTTCTCGATCGAGTCGCTGGCGGACGTGGCTCAACTCTGGACAAGGTCCGGGTGGCCGGTTCATCCAGTGTCGGAAGACTGGTGAAGTCAGGCGGTCTGAAGAGCGAAGCGGCTCGCCAAAGCGCAGACCTGAAAGCTCAGCGTGCGAGACTCGTGGCCGGAAAGGCCACCATGAGTGATGTTCTGAAAGCCTACGGCAGTGTCTCTGTCATCGACGTTCTTCGCTCCACGAGAGACTGACGAAAGCTAGTTCGATGCTTGAAAACTTGGAACATCACCACACTCAAGTAGAGAGGAGGTAACTCGTGACTATGTTGTATGGAGAAGAGAAGCCTCCTCTCGAAGACCTCGTTCACTTTGGCGTTAAGGGTATGCACTGGGGCGTCCGTAAACAACCGGTTCAACTCAGTAATGAAACACGCGTCATCAAAAAAGGTCAATCGTTTCAAAACGTAAGTGCCGGTAAAGTTCCATCGCTTGATCGAAGAGTTTTTACTTCTCATACAGTCAAAGATAACCTTGCGTATCGAAGCACTTACGCTAAGGGTTTGAAAATCTTGAGCGATGGTCAGGCTACATACGTCAACACGATAACACCAAAGAGGAATTTGAAAGTCGGTTCAGAGAAACAAGCTTTCGATGCTTTCAAAAAGCTGTATGAAGCCGACAAGCCTGGGATGATTCGCGCTATTGCCGACTCCTACGAAGAGCTGTCTCGTACCATGTTGTTTCTTGGAGATGTCAAAGACCAAAAAATTGCTGATCAGAATTTCAAATCCTTCAGTAAGAAGGGTGAAGACTGGTTGAACAAACGCGGTTATGACATATTCTTGACCGGTGCCGGAACAGCCCACATCGATAAGAAACTTGCCGACTCATACTACACCAGCTTGGCAAGACAAGGACTTGACGCCATCGTTGATCAAGTCGACAAGAAAGCCAAACTCGGGGATGATCCAATCATCATTCTCGAACCCAAGAAGACGGCGAAGCTTACGAGCAGTATTCCTCTTAGCGAAAACGACATCAAAATCGCTGGAAAGAAATACAAGGAAGAAAAACGTAAGCAAAAAAAAGAGGCTAAGGCTAATCGATGATGTATTTGAATCACGAAAAGTCGCCTCTTGAAAAAAACCAAGCTACATGATTCTTTAGAGAGGAGGTGAGTTCATGGCAGGCATGGCGGTCGTAGGAAATCGTCTCAAACACGCTTGGAATGCCTTCTTCAATCGAGGGGATCCTCTCGACTACCCCAACATCGGGGCGAGCTATGGCTATAACCCCAGCCGTGTTCGAATGCGTTTCTCGAATGAGCGCTCGATCATCTCGTCGATCTATACTCGATTGAGTATTGACGTGTCGGGTGTCGATATTCGACACGTTCGTCTGGATGACGAAAAGCGATACACGGGTGAGATCGATAGCAGCTTGAATGACTGTCTCACAGTCGAAGCGAACATCGACCAAGCGGCACGGGCCTTCCGTCAAGACATAGCTCTGACCCTCTTCGATAAGGGCGTCGCTGCTCTAGTTCCAGTGGATACAACGCTCGATCCAGCAGTTTCTGGAAGCTACGACATTCAGACAATGCGTGTTGGGGAAATCGTTGCTTGGTACCCCCGGCATGTGCGTGTGAATGTCTACAACGATGACCCTAAGAAGGGCTATCGGGAAGAGATCACGCTACCGAAGAAGCAGGTCGCGATCGTTCCGAACCCGCTTTACGCGGTTATGAACGAGCCGAACTCGACTCTTCAGCGACTCATCCGGAAACTCAACATGCTGGACGCTATCGACGAGCAGTCGGCATCCGGCAAGCTCGACCTGATCATTCAGCTGCCCTACGTCATCAAGTCGGATGCACGAAGGACGCAGGCTGAACAGCGTCGAACGGACATCGAGCAGCAGCTCAAGGGCAGTCAGTATGGCATTGCCTATACTGATGGCACTGAGAAGATCACTCAGTTGAACAGGCCGGCTGAGAACAACCTCATGGGACAGATTGAGTATCTCACCAAGATGCTTTATGCCCAACTCGGTCTTACCGAAGAGGTGATGAACGGTACCGCAGACGAAGCAGCAATGCTGAACTATCGAATGCGCACCATCGAGCCGATTCTCGATGCCGTTGTCGAAGCCATGAGGCGCACCTTCTTGACTAAGACGGGTCGCTCTCAGGGACAGTCGATCATGTACTTCCTGGACCAGTTCAAGCTGGTTCCGATGAGTCAGATCGCTGACATCGCAGATAAGCTCACTCGAAACGAGATCGCGTCGTCCAACGAAATTCGCCAGGCGATTGGCTGGAAACCTCACAAGGATCCAAAGGCCGATCAACTGGTGAACAGCAACATGCCTCAAGCAGACGGGACGAACGGCGCAGCAGTCGACAACACGGGCAATACGGACGATCCTGCTGTTCAGTCCGGGTTGGATTCAGTGAACCAAACCATCGACCAGATCTACGCTGATCTTGGAATTGATGAGAATGCAATCGGCTGACGCGGTCATCGCTCACCTTCTAGCACCATACGACCCCGTCAAGGCTCACGAGTACTACCTGAGAACCAGACAGCTTAAGGGTCGTCAGGCCGGAACCGAGCAACTCACCATAGGCAGGACGAGTAAAGCTGCCCCGCTGCCCGCCAAGAAGCCAGCGAAGTCGAAGAAACAAACGGCTTTTGAAGCCCAGATTGCTGCCCTACAGGGGCGGCTCGAAAAGCTTCGTACGGTTCTTGCCGAGCTGACTAAGCAAGCCCAGGCTCGTAGCGGCGTCACACCAACTGCCCCAGCTAAATCTGGCGACAAGCCGACTAAGCAGACCAGTAAGCAAAAGGCTGCCGCTTCAAAGAAAGCGAAGGCGTACTACGAGAAACACAAGAATGACAAGAAGACGCCTTCGCAGCAAGTGAAAGAGCTAGAGACAAAGATCAAGGCCATTCAGGCTAAGATCAAGAAGATGAAGGCTGAAATCGCCGCGGCAGACAAGAAGAAACACAAAACTGGTTCCGTCGGGGCCAGTAAGTAGCTTGGCTATTCAAGATTAGGAAGGAGCCAGTCAAAATGGAAGCCGACTTCAGCGGCTACGCCACCAAGTCTGGCATCAAGTGCTCCGACGGCCGTACTGTTACCGCGGAAGCGTTCAAGCACCAGAACGCGATGACGGTCCCACTGGTCTGGCAGCATGGTCACAACAAGCCGGACAATGTTCTCGGCCACGGCATTCTCGAAGCCCGTCCGGACGGCATGTACGTTCAGGGTTTCTTCAACGACAGCCCTGCTGGCAAGACCGCGAGGGAACTCGTCCAGCACAAGGACATCAACGCGCTGTCCATCTACGCCAACGGGCTCGTCGAGAAGACGAAGACCGTTCTTCACGGCACCATCCGGGAGGTCAGTCTCGTTCTCGCAGGCGCCAATCCCGGAGCACTGATCGACTTCGTTCGTGTCGCCCATGCGGATGGCACGATCGAGGACACCGATGACGAGGCCGTCATCTACATGGATCAGCCTCTCGTTCACGGCGACGGTACTCAGGAGACTGAGGAGACCGAAGAGGTGGAAGAGGAAGACGACGTCGAGCCCGAGGAGGCTCTGGCCCACGCGGCTCAGACCGTCCAGGACGTCGTCGATGGCTGGTCGGACGAGGACAAGAATGTCGTCGCGTTCCTCATCGGGGCCGCTCTCGATCAGGCCAAGGCTGACGCTACGGCCGCACATTCTGACGACATCGACACCGAGGGCGACCTCGAGCACCAGGAAGGTAAGAACGACATGACTCGAAACGTCTTCGAGCAGAAGGACGAAGGCAAGGCGCTCCGCCACTCCGTCTCGAGCGACGACATGCACGGCATCATCCAGGACGCGGCGAAGCTGGGCTCTCTCCGTGACGCCGTCGAGGGCTTCGCCCTCAAGCACGGCATCGACGACATCGATGTCCTGTTCCCGGACGCGCAGACCCTCGACCAGATGCCGCAGTTCAACAAGCGGCGGACCGAGTGGGTCCAGGGCGTTCTGAACGGCACCCACCACAGCCCCTTCTCCCGGGTCAAGACCGTCTGGGCGGACATCACGCAGGACGAGGCGCGGGCCAAGGGCTACATCAAGCAGAACTACAAGATCGAAGAGTGGTTCAACGTGATGAAGCGCGTTACCACTCCCACCACGGTCTACAAGAAGCAGAAGCTGGACCGCGACGACATCGTCGACATCACCGACTTCGACGTCATCGCGTGGATCAAGATGGAAATGCGAGTGATGCTCGAAGAGGAGCTCGCCCGCGCCATCCTGATCGGCGATGGTCGTGCTGTCGACGATCCCGACAAGATCAAGGACCCGGGTGCGGCTCCGGCCGGCGACGGTATCCGCGCGATCATCAATGACCACGAGCTGTTCGTCACCACGATGAACGTGAACGTGACGTCTGCGTCCTCCTACGACACCGTCGTGGACGAGGTCATGAACACGATGGAGTACTACAAGGGCACCGGCACGCCGACCCTGTACACCACCATCAAGCAGCTCAACCGCTTCCTTCAGGCGAAGGACGGCATGGGGCGTCGTCTGTACGCAGACAAGGCGGCTGCCGCTCGGGCTCTGGGCGTCGACGACATCGTGACGGTCGACGTCATGAACGACGTGCCCGACCTGATCGGCATCATCGTCAACCTCACCGACTACAACATCGGTGCGGACAAGGGCGGCGAGGTCTCGCTGTTCGACGACTTCGACATCGACTACAACCAGCAGAAGTACCTGATCGAGACGCGTCTGTCGGGCGCTCTCACCAAGATCAAGTCGGCCATCGTCATCAGGTCGACCGGTGCGACTGACCAGACGCTGCCCGACCCGACTCCGCCGACGTACGTCTCGGCCACCGGCGTCGTGACCATCCCGACCACGGCTCACGTCGTCTACAAGAACGCGGACACCACGGCCACCCTGAGCGCTGGTGCTCAGACGGCTCTGACGTCGGGTCAGCGTCTGAACGTGCAGGCGGTGCCTGCGGCGGGTTACTACTTCGCCAATGACGCCAACACCCTGTGGCCGTTCTACAAGCGTCCGGCTCAGTCGGGCTCTTGATCGGGTAACACCAAGATGGCAAAGTTCCACGGTGTTATCGGCTACGGCGAAAACGTGGAGACTGTACCTGGCGTGTGGGAAGATACCATTGTCGAGTATTCATATTTCGGCGATGTCATTCGGAACACACGCCAGATGCAGGATGGAACGAAAGTCAATGACGATCTTTCCGTCAACAACTCCATAAGTATCGTCGCTGACGCGTACGCCAACGATCATTTCTTTGCCATTCGCTATATTCAGTGGTCGGGGTCTCTGTGGACGGTTTCAGACGTCGAAGTGCAGAGGCCCCGACTGCTATTGCGGTTGGGAGGTGTCTATGACGGACCAACGGCGCCTGGATCTCCAGACGCTGCTTGAGGCTTTTTCAGACAACGTATATTTCCAACCGCCGGCTAGTGTGCAAATGAAGTACCCGTGCATCGTCTATAACCGAGATGAAGCGGTTACTAAGTTCGCTGGCAACGCCCCATATCGCTATACAAAGCGATACCAGGTGACCATCATTGACCGGAATCCCGACAGCGATATTCCAGCCAAAGTCGCCGCTCTGCCCATGTGTATCTTCAACCGATTCTTTGTGGCGGACAATCTCAACCACGATGTCTACAACCTATATTTCTGATGTGGGGTAAGAATGAGTAAGCTCGCATGGGACCAGGCTGGTGAGCGTAAGTATGAGGCCGGCGTCGACCACGGTGTCCTCTACATTCCGGACAACACTGGTTCCTACATCACTGGCTTCGCGTGGAACGGTCTCACGACCGTCACGGAGTCGCCTTCGGGCGCCGAGGCCAACCCGCAGTACGCGGACAACCAGAAGTACCTGAACCTGAAGTCAGCTGAGGAGTTCGGCGGCACCATCGAGGCCTTCACCTACCCGACCGAGTTCGGTCAGTGTGACGGTACGGCCTCGCCGCAGGCGGGCGTCTACATCGGTCAGCAGAACCGGAAGACCTTCGGTCTGTCCTACAGGACCAAGGTGGCCAACGACCTCAACCCCGAGGCCGGCTACAAGTACCACCTGGTCTACGGCGCTGATGCGGCTCCTTCGGAGAAGGCCTACGCGACGATCAACGACTCGCCGGAGCCGATCGGCTTCAGCTGGGACTTCACCACCACTCCGGTGGAGGTCGGGACCATCGATGGTGTCGAGTACAAGCCCTCGGCCACGCTGGTCATCGACTCGACCGAGGTGGATCCCGCGGCTCTGACCAACCTGCTCGACATGCTGTACGGGACCGAGGGTACCAACCCGGAGCTCCCGCAGCCCGCCGATGTCATCGCTCTGTTCAGCGGCAGCGTCACCACCGTGCAGCCGACCGCTCCGACCTTCGCGTCGGGTACCAACACCATTACCATCCCGACGGTGACCGGTGTCGAGTACAAGATCGATGGCGAGGTCGTCACTGGCGCGATCGTCATCACGGCGAACACCGTGGTCAAGGCCAACCCGTTGGCCGGCTACCGGTTCCCGCCGGTGACGGACGACGACTGGTTGTTCACTCACGTCTGATCGTCAACTCTTTTGGTAAGACGAATTTGAAAGGAGGACCAGAGAATGCTCGAAATCACAGTAGCTGGAACCAAGTTCTACGACGAAGAGAACGAAAAGTTCATCATAAGGGACGAGTTCCGACTGGAGCTTGAGCATTCTCTGGTTTCTCTGTCAAAATGGGAGTCGCACTTCGAGAAGCCGTTTCTTGGTGACGACAAGAAGACTTCAGAAGAAACGCTTTGGTACGTCAAAGCGATGATAAAGACCCCCAATACTCCTCCGGAGGTTTTCCAGAGGCTTAGTGAAGCCAACATTCTTGAGATCAACAAGTACATTGGTTCCAAGAGGACGGCCACTACCTTCAGGGAAACGAAACCTAAGCCTGGGCCTAGGGACATCATCACGTCAGAGATCATCTACTATTGGATGATCAGTTTGAACATCCCATTCGAGTGTCAGCATTGGCATTTGGATAGGTTGCTTACGCTCATTAGAGTGTGCAACGAGAAGAACGCGCCTCCAAAGAAGATGAACAAGCGCGAAATGGCGGCAGAACGACGCCGTCTGAATGAAGAGCGTCGGGCAAAGTACGGAACTAGTGGCTGAGAGGAGGGACCTCAATGACAAGGCTTAGCTGGGCCAATTTCGGCGAAAAGTTCTATGAACTCGGCATCGATCGAGGAGTTCTTTACGTCGATTCCGATGCGGGCGTCGCATGGAGCGGACTCGTGTCAGTAGCAGAGACTCCCTCCGGCGGCGGGGCTAAACCCTTTTACCTCGACGGTTACAAGTACCTGAACATCGCTGACAGCGAAGAGTTCGAAGCGAAGATCAGTGCTTTTTACAGCCCTAAAGAATTCGATGAATGCGACGGGATCGTCGAAGTACAGCCAGGGCTATATGCAACACAGCAACGACGGAAGCCATTCGGTCTGAGTTACCGGACCAAAATCGGCAACGACATCGACTATGAGAACCACTCCTACAAGATTCATCTCGTGTTCAACGCTTTGGCTGAACCGACAGACCATACTTACGCGTCTCTTGATGAGAAGAACGACGCGCCGGTTCTCGCATGGTCGATCACTACGAAGCCCGTTTATATTCCTGGCGTGGGTTATGTCGCGCATCTGGTAATCAACGCGTCAGAGGCTACGCCCTATGCTTTGAACCAGCTCGAGGACATGCTGTACGGGACCGACGATGATCCTCCTCGAATGCCTACCGCTTCAGACGTCGCGGCCATGTTCGAAGACGCTGCACCTCTCCAGGTCCTCGACGCTGGTGGGGATGAATTCATCATCAGTGGTAACGGCCTGGCCGTTAAGCAGCTTGACGAGGATACATACCAGATCACCGGCGACACCATCGTGGAAATCGACGCCAACACATATTCAATCAGCTCGGAATAGAAAGGGGCCTTAAGTGGGTACCGTTAACGTTCTTACCTCCGAAAGGACTCTAGAACTCACGGGCGCAGCTGTCGTTGGCGCCGTCATCAACGTGGACGACGATCTTATTCTCACCACACAGGCTGGGGATACGATCAATGCCGGCGGTGTCGGATCGGTAGTGGACACTTCCGGTCTTCGTGCTCAGTCCAATGCAGATATTCAGCTTCAGGGTGGCGACGTAGAAGGTGTCGTTGAGACTGTCACCGTCAATGATGATGGAACAGCCACGACAGGTTGGGTGAACCGCCTCGTTTACAAGTTCCTCCCCGTCGGCGGCACCGCTCGCAATACGACATATTTCAACGAGTACGGAGAGCTTCGTGCGGCTCCTGCCAAAGAGACCACCACTGCCATCAGGGCTTACGTCAAGTATGACCCTACTAACCCTTCTGCGGCGAGATCAGCCACTGTACCTGTCGTGGAACTCGTTGACGATCCGGTCAACCGAAATAATCTCCGCGGGTGGCTCGGTGATGGGTCGCAAGTCGTCAAGGGCATCAAGATGGCCGACGTACTTGTACTTGGACCTACGGACGCGATCCCGGCTGGAACGCCTTCGGGAACACTGATCCTTCGTTCTTCTTCTCCGGTTCCTTTGAACCTCAACCCGGATTTCGAGACGAATGCGTCAAGTTGGACTGCCGCTGGTGGAACTCTCACGAGAGACACCACCCAGCACAACACCGGTGCGGCTTCAGGCAAGCTCGTGGCTACCGGCAGCGTGGCGACGTCCATAACGTCCGAGAAGGAACCGATCACCGCCGGAAACACTTACAAGACCGACGGATATTTGCGTGCAAGCATCGCGACGACCGTCAACATGAACGTGACTTGGTACACGGCGGCGAACGCGGTTGTGTCAACATCGACTGGTTCTATGAGCGTCACTGCGAACACGTGGTCGCATATTTCCAACTCGTTCGTAGCTCCGGCGACCGCCACGCAGGCGTCGATCGTCCTGTCTCTGTCCGGTACTCCTGCGGCTGGCGTTACCTTGTGGGTCGACGACGTCACTCTTAGCGTCTAAGGGGTACTTATGGGTGTCATCGCTAAGTGGTCTGGAGACGGTCTCACTACTGGTACCGCACTAGGTACTACTGTTGGCGCAGCCTCCGATACGAAGTTCGATGTGGTGGCCGTGGTATCGCCAGCCACATGTCTTGTTCTGGCCGACTTTAGTCTTTATGGGCCACGTCTTGAGCTTAAGACCGCTGGAGCAATATCGACCACGGCAGCAAACTGGTACTGGCAAACGGCTCTCGGTACCGGTCCATTTCCACAACACGCTGTTCGATGCTATATCGAATTTGCGGATCGTCCTTCTGGGAACGCACAGCTTTTCTCAGTAAGAGACGGATCAAATGCTCAAATGTGGTGGTTGGACATAACCGCCGCCGGAATTCTTCGCCTTCGTAATAACGGAGGGACGGCAGTAGCGCTTTCGAAGGCACCACTGCCCGTGAACCAAGTGCTACGTATCGAAGTTACATGTAATCTCGGGAATGTCGTAGCTACCGTGTCCCGAGGCGATACGACAGTTCCATTCGAAACTCTGGCCGGAAATGTTGGCACTACGATTAGCCCTCTTCGGTGTTTCTTTGGAACTCTGAACAACGCGCAACTTATACCGCACATGTACTGGGACGAGTTTGCATTCTCCAATACGTCAGATCTGATCGGCCCGAACTGGCCTTCTCGACCGCCGTTTACGGTTTGGGATGGC